ACCAGAAGTTCAACAGCATATTTCTGTGCGGCAGCGCCAAGCAGAAGATGACATAATCAATAACAAAACAGGAAAACGTAATTTAGCTTGGAAATATTTGATCAGCCTGGCAAACGCCCAGGAGTTGGCTTTTGCTGCTACACAGAATTTGATGTCGACCCTTGCCACAAGCAAGCCCCCGACATATCAGCATGTGTGTTTGGAGCTGGGTGAATGCGTCATACGCGAGATTAGATTTCAAAGATGGCGAGACGCCGAACCAAGTTACAGCAGTCATTTTTTACGTCGAAACAGCCAGGCTTTAGCTTCAAAGGCTCAGCACTTGCGCTTTGCCAGGAAGATCGAAAAGAAAATAGAGCACTTTCTAGATAGCGAAGAGTACGACGTAACTCGTGATGCGATGTTTGGAACAGGAGCTGTGATCCTAGACTGCGTTCGTAGAGCGCATCCAGACATGCTAACGCTTACCGCTACAGGTGCTCGAGGAAAGCTAAGGGCGCAGACCGTCTACTACTCAGACGACTTTTTGTCAGACGTATCTAGGCTACACGCCATAGCTTCAATAAGTCAGCCAATAAAGCGTCCTATGTTAGTACCACCAAAGGCATGGAAGTTTGCCGAGAATGGTCGGATAGAGGGCGGTTATTACTTGTTGAACCAAAAGGTTTATAGAACCGACTGGCATCCACACAAATTTGTACCGTCGCAACGAGCGCTCGACTCACTTAACGCGATACAAAAGACACCGTGGCGTATAAACAAAGACGTGTACGATTTCCTATGTCGCAACCCGTACATCGGGCCGCAGATGCCAGTGCAAAAACCAAAGAAGCTACCACCTGAGCAGTGGGCATCGCTAGACGACAACGATAAACGTATCGTGCAACAGCAGTTCAATGACGACCTAGCTAGTTACGTGTCGCAAACCTCAAAAGCTATGACCTTTGAACGACAGATACTACAGGCGCAGATGCTGGCAGAGAAGTCGGCGTTCTGGCAACCACACAGCTTTGACTTTAGGGGGCGACTGTATCCCGCTAATCAAATGCTAACTAGCCAGGGCGATCACGTCGCAAAGGCACTGATAGAGTTTTCTAATGGGAAGCCTATCGGCGAAAAGGGTTTAGCGGCTTTGAAGTTACAGGTCGCAAACACCTACGGGTACGACAAGCTAAACATCGAGGAGCGCCTCAGCAAAGTAGACGACATGAGGTCTGACTTAGAGCTTATGCTCACCGATGATAAGAAAGCTATGCAGTTGGTAAGGATTGCAGATGAACCGATGGCGTTCTACGCCGCAGCGGTTGATTTAGCCAGAGCATGGAGCAACCCCAACCACATCTCACATCTACCCATTGCCGTCGATGGCACCTGTAACGGACTACAGATTCTTTCTCTCCTGGGAAAGGACGAAGTTGGCGCGTCAAAAACGAACTGCACAGCGTCAACACAGAGGAAAGACTTATATCTAGAGGTCGGCCTCGCAGTTCGCGGAATAATAGAAAATATAATTCTGAAGGCAGAGTCAACGATAGAGTCAGATGCTGCACATGCCTGGTACGAGGTGATGCAGGATGACCGATTAGCCCGAAAAGTAGTGAAAAGAGCCGTCATGACGACGGCTTACGGGGTGACACCCGAAGGCATACGAGAACAGCTAGTGGCCGATAGAATGGTCGACCCTCTCACCGTACCTGACAGCCTCATAAACCTACCGGTCTTACAGGCTCGACATAAGTTAGCGTCCTTCATGCGTGACTGGATTCTCGTAGCTAGGGTAGAGGTAGTCAGTGAGGCGGTGCGGATAATGGACTACCTTAGAGACTCAGCCAAAGTGATGGCTGAGAACGGATACCCGTTGAGCTGGGAAACACCTGACGGGTGCCAGGTATCTCAGAAGTACGTCGTGTTGAAAGAGAAGCACGTTCGCACCTTTGACAACTGGATGCGCAGGTTACGCAAACGCACCGACCAACTATCACCGGCCAAGAACGCAGGAGCTGCCGCTCCGAATGTAGTTCACTCACTAGACGCCGCTATGTGTAGGATGGTCGCTACTGAATTGGTCGACAGTAAAATTGAAGACATGGCGTTCGTACACGACTCATACGCAGTACATGCCTGTCACCTAGAAACATTAAACAACATCATCAGAGACGTCGCCGTTTCTATATTTAAAGGCAACTGGTTGTCAGATGAACTACACCAGGGACTTCTCGAAATGATACCAAATGACATGCGCTTGCCTGAACCACCAAAGCAGGGCAAGCTCAACGTCAAAGACGAACTACCGAATGCTCGGTATTTTTTTAGTTAATAACTACAGGAACATACACTATGTTAACCACTGTAAATGAGCTCAAAGAGCAAACAAAAGCAGACGTAGGTATCTATCACCACGTCGATGGCTGCTACACCGTGATCGGTCCAGTACCAGAAGGTGTCGAGATCGGCGTCCGTGCCTACAACACGAGTGGCGGGTCTTTGCTACTACGTGCTGTCGCAAAAGCAGACGCGCCATCGGTTGTCTACAACCTCAAATACGCGACAGTCGATGCTGTTCTGTTAGAGATGCCTGACGTGGAAGAGAAGGTGCAAAAGAAAACAACACGCAAGGCTAAGAAGGTCGAACAAGAGATACCCGATGTCGATGACACCGATGTCGACAGTATGACCTAAAGAGCCAACGCAGGAGGAAACTACTATGGCAAACGGTTACATGAAATTCGCCACACAACCATTCGACGCAAGTTACCCGTCATTAGACAAGCCTGACACTGAGTCTAAGTACCCTTCGGGGAAGTACGAAGTGTCTGCTTACCTAAGCGAAGCAGATGATGCCGCAACACTAATCATCCTTCGTGAGGCAGTAGCAGGTGCAGCGGATGCGGAGTGGCCTGGTGTAAATATAGATGGGATCAAAAGTCCGTTACGCATCTTAGAAGATGGCAATATCCGCGTCACGTTCAAGACAAAGAGCAAGCCAGCGATACAAGATGCAAGCGGGTCCGCCTTATCCGAAGAAGTAATTATCGGCAGGGGTGACCTTATTCGAGTAGCAGGAAATGCCAAGGCTTACAGTACAGCCGGTAACAAAGGCGTGACCTTCTACTTAAATACGGTTCGCTTGATTGATAAACGTAGCTCGGATGACGGCTCAGATGATCCCTTTGGGGGCCCTGATGAAGGATTCGGTTCGAGCACAACAAACGAAGAGCCGCAGTTCTGATGTCTACAAAACCGAAAGCGGGTTTCAGATCAACTTAGGTCTGCTACCCGCCGGACGTTTGACAGAAGAACTAAAAGTGACAAACAGTAAACGCTTTTGGAATGCACTAGACCAGAGCGCAAAGCAAGCATCCGGCATCACGATGAAGTGTTTCTGGAAGTTAAAAAAGCATGAGAGAGACGAGCTAAGAGAAATCGTCTGCGACCATTACAACGTGCAGTACACCCGGCCTATCGCTAAGCGATGGGTATACATAATGACACATCCGTTATTCCCGGGTTCCTGCAAGGTCGGAATAACAAACAACGTGCGTAAGCGCCTTTTTCAGTACCAAGTTGGGTGTCCCATTCGAGGATACCGACTTGAGTACGCACGACAATATCAGGATGTCGACGTAGCCGTAGAAACTGTCTACCAACGGCTTGACGACAAAAGACTTAAAGGGGAGTGGTTCGACGCACTAGCGACTGAAGTAATCGAAATACTCACAGAACTGAGTGAGGGATACGAATGAACATAGACATCGCTAGTCTAGAAACCGCGCAGGAATATTACATACCAGTACCGCCAGTACCGGCCAGCAGACCAAAGGTTGCTCGGTTTGGCACGTACTACAGCAAACGACACCAGCAGTACGTGAAAGACTTCGCAACCTGCCTGGTTCACTACCCGCCTGTATGGGAATACCTACCTAAAGAAGAGAGATTGATAGTCGGACTAGAGTTCGTATGTACACGCCCAAAGAAGGTAGTACACGCCGCCCCTCATTACGACATCGACAACCTCAGCAAACTCCCCCTCGACTGCATGACTAGTGCCGACATTTTCTGGCATGACGACAGGCAGATAGAACTCCTGATAGCTCACAAGCGATACGCAAAAAACAACGAGGAACCGCACACGCTAGTGCGGGTGTACGCAATTTAGGAGATATGGATGACAACGTCAGAGTTAGTAGAGAAGAGGAGCTGCCCACTGTGTCCGAGCAGTGACGCATTTGCCGTATACGACGACGGCCACGGGTTTTGCTACTCGTGCCAGGGACATGTAGCACAGGTCGATCCGTTTGAAGACGGACAGCCACCACAACCAACACAGAGGACAAGCAACGTGTCGGAATTCGTAACGGGTAGCTATATCGACCTAGTAGAGCGCCGCCTATTCGAGCGCACGTTAAAGAAGTTTAAGTACACAGTCTCTGAGGGCAACCACTACGCCCCGTACTTTGACAATAACGGTGCCTACGTTGCCCAAAAGGTACGTGGCCCAGGTAAAAAGTTTTACGTTATAGGTGACCTAAATAGTGCCGGTCTATTCGGCCAGCAGTTGTGGGCACCTGGTCAACGCCTGGTCATTACCGAAGGCGAGATCGATGCGATGAGCTACGCCCAGGTGACCGGGCTAACCTGGCAGGTCGTCTCTGTGCCGAACGGCGCACAGGGTGCAGTCAAAGCACTACGCCGCGAGCTTGAGTTCGTAGAGAGCTTTGAGGAAGTCGTGTTCCTGTTTGACCAGGATGAGCACGGTAAGAAAGCCGCAGAAGAATGCGCCGCACTCCTGCGTCCTGGCTTAGCTAAGATCGCACAGTTACCGATGAAGGATGCCAGCGAGATGCTGATGTCCGGCAAAGAAGCAGAACTCAAAGCCGCAGTCTACGCCGCAGTACCTTTCCGGCCTGACGGTATCAAGCGTGGGCAGGAGGTCGACTTTGCGGAGATCATTAAAGCCACGCCAAAAGGGTACGACATTCCGTACAGTGAGATTAACTCAGCACTACGTGGTATCCGTAAAGGTGAGCTGATACTACTGACAGCCGGTAGCGGTATCGGTAAGTCGACCCTAGCGCGAGAGGTAGGCTTTAGTCTCATACGTGAGCACCGGCAGCGGGTCGGTTGGGTCATGCTCGAGGAGTCGTACCGCAAAACGATCCAAGGGCTAGTTGCCATCGACAACAACATCCCCCTAGGCGATCTCATGGAGAAGCCCACCATGCTCGACCAGCCTAGCTGGGACCAGTCGATGTCTGAAGTTGTAGCAATGTCAGACTTCTACGATAGCTGGGGTAGCTGTGACGTCGACACGCTGATGACCAAGCTTCGCTACATGGCTATTGGGTGTGAGTGTGACTTCATCGTGCTCGATCACGTCAGCATGGTCGTGAGTGGTATGGAAGTAGAAGAGCGTAAGACGCTCGACATGCTCATGACTAATCTGCGTCAGTTCGTAGAGCAGACAGGCACCGGCCTGATTGCAGTATCACACCTACGCCGTAATGCCGGTAAAGACTCGTTCAATGAAGGAGGCAAGGTCAGCCTTACAGACCTACGTGGCTCAGCCGGGCTAGAGCAACTGAGTGACGTCGTCATCGCATCCGAGCGCAACCAGCAAGACGACGATGAGAACAAGCAAGACATCACATCGTTCCGCATTTTAAAGAACAGACCTTTCGGTGTTGTAGGCCCGGCCGGTCAGGCCAGGTACGCCAGAGAGTCAGGCCGACTACTG